CTTTTTCATAGCAAAGTCGTCAACTGTTTTCTTATTAGGTTCTCAAAATCATAGTGTTCCTAGTCCCGTCCAAAAAGGATCGCTGTCGGTGGCATTTCCGCCGGTGTTAAGCATACTGGTGTCCGTCAGGGAAGAGGAAAACTCTAACTCAAAGTTAAGGGCAGATGGTAAGATACCACCGCCAACATTGTCAAAAGTAATTAAATCTATATCTCGCACTCGCACAACATTCGCCTTTAGTCCATCATGACCATTCTGCCGGGAACTCTGAAAATCAGAATTTTCACTCTTCTTTTCAGGTTTCACGGCTTTCTGCCCATTAACCATTAAGCCAAATGTCCCACAATCCCAGGTGGTAGGGACATAGGAACCCTGTAATTCTGGGTCCCCAAAGAAATTGATGTCCAGGTCAGACCACACCTTAGAGATGAGAGGTAGATTTATTTCCTTTAGTTTTTTGTTTACTACAGATTTCCATTCGTTAAAATATTTTGGTCCATGTCCAAAAGATAGAAGAATTGATTGTTCACAATTTATTACTGTAGCTTGTTTTGGGTCCGGAGAAGTCCAAACCCACCGCACAGCATCAGTGATCGATACCTTATCTAAAGGTACCAACCAGTGATGCTCACGGAAAGGGTGTCGAAGGAATCCACGTTTCAACACAGTAGATTCTTCCAATGTTTGTGAGAGGGGAATCTTTTCCAAATTAGGAATAGGTTCTCCTCTCTTTCTTGCAGTCACTTTCTCTGCATCAGTGATAACGATATCATGTTCGTTAAAAGCATGCATAATCGATTTAAGATTAAACCATGCTAAAACTTCTTCTTTTACAGACATGATTCCATCATCACCATACAGAAACATACACACATAATCGTCAAATTTATCCAGATATGTCGGGTCAATTCCTTGAGTCAAAATAATGTAACGCCAGATGTAACGCAGCATAAGTATATTTACAAGAGTGTTTTGAATGACAGTGGTTGCAGTTCCTGAAGGGGCACCGCAAACAGTCTGATAAATAAAGTCATTCATTAAGTGATATGCAGAAAAGATTTCTTCCCTAATCACAGCCAACTTTTGGGCAATATTTGGTATTTTTGAATACTCTTGGTACCATGCGGAAATGATCTCAAAAGCATAATACCCTACATCAGCAGGTAATCTAGGTCCAAAATCAGAGTAATCAAAAGTAATTATATGATGAGAAAATTGTTG